ATGAATCCCGACACGGTAACGATTCGCATTCATGGCATGGACTGTGCCGAAGAGATCGCTGTCTTGAAGCGGGAAATCGCGCCGCTCGTCGGAGGTGAAGATAACCTCGGATTTGACTTGCTGCGCGGGCGCATGACCGTTGCCGGAAGATCCGGCGGGGTTCCCGTGGAAGAAGTGCTCGCTCGCATTCGCGCCACGGGTATGCGCGGCGAACTGTGGCAAGACGAACGCGAGGTCGCACGTCCCGAGAAGCGTTGGCAGGACCAGTACGGGCGTCTAATACTGACCGCAGGCAGTGGTGCTCTCGTGCTTGCCGGTTTCCTAACCCACCTATTGATCGCCGGCCGTCTCGTCAGCATCCTGGGCGCCGAAGGCGCGGGCATTCATCACGACATTCCAGTTTCAGTCCGGATCATCTACGGACTCGCTGTCATCTGTGGGGCCTGGCACGTCCTTCCGAAAGCATGGTTCGCGCTCCGGCGGCTACGGCCAGACATGAACCTATTGATGACGATTGCAGTTGCCGGCGCCGTCATTATCGGCGAATGGTTTGAAGCCGCGTCCGTATCGTTCCTGTTTGCTCTCTCGCTGACCCTGGAGGCGTGGAGTGTTGGCCGGGCGCGCCGCGCCGTCGAAAACCTGCTGAGCCTCACACCGGCGGTTGTGCGCCTGATCGACCAGGATGGCCGGGAACGAGAGGTTCGACCTGAAGAAGTGGCCGTGGGATCGCGGTTCTTGGTCAGACCTGGCGAGCGAATTCCGTTAGACGGCGATGTCGTGAACGGCAGCAGCCAAATCAATCAAGCTCCGATAACTGGCGAAAGCGTCCCCGTCGAGAAGGCGACCGGAGACCCGGTCTATGCTGGCACTGTAAACGGCCCTGGAGCGCTCGAAATTCGGTCTACCCGGCCCGCAGGTGAGACTACCCTCGCGCACATTATCCGCATGGTCGCCGAGGCTCAGCGCAAACGCGCTCCTTCAGAGCAATGGGTGGACACTTTCGCCAGGATCTACACGCCGGCTGTGATGGGCCTGTCTGTCGCGGTACTGATTCTCCCACCCCTGGTTTGGGGGCAGCCGTTTGGAGAATGGTTCTACCGGTCGCTGGTTCTGCTCGTCATCGCTTGCCCGTGCGCGTTGGTCATCTCTACGCCGGTGAGCATTGTCGCGGCTCTGGCCGCGAGCGCTCGACATGGGGTGTTGATAAAAGGCGGTCCGTTCGTCGAGGCTCCGGCACATCTCAAGGCTCTGGCGCTTGACAAGACGGGTACCCTAACGAGCGGAAGGCCTGCGGTTGCGGAGGTTCTTCCTCTGAACGGCCACTCTGAGAGGCACGTCCTCGAAATCGCCGCGGCGCTGGAGTCCCACAGTAATCACCCACTTGCGCTGGCGGTCGTCGAACACGCCAGGGAACGCGGAGTCGAGTGGCCAAGCGTCGCGAATCTGCAAGATGTCTCCGGCAAGGGCGTCACTGGCGAGATCCAGGGATCTCGGTACTGGATTGGTTCCCACCGGTACTTGGAAGAGCGTTCACAGGAGCCTCAGGAACTCCACGGCCGACTTGTCGATTGCGCGAAGCGCGGCCTAACGGTCGTGCTCGTTGGAAGTGATCACCATGTGCTTGGTCTTCTCGCGTTCGCGGACCAGGTTCGACCGGATGCCGCCAAGGCGATACAGGGCCTGCGTGCGGTCGGCGTCGAACACCTGGTGATGCTGACAGGTGATAATCGCCCCACGGCCGAAGCGATAGGTCGAGCGGTCGGAATTTCGGAAGTCGAAGCTGAACTACTGCCGTCCGACAAAGTCTCGGCCATTGAGCGCCTGGTGGCGCAGTACGGGAATGTCGGCATGGTCGGTGACGGGATCAATGACGCGCCGGCCATGGGCCGTGCTTCAGTCGGAATCGCGATGGGAGCGATCGGAAGCGACACTGCAATCGAGGCCGCAGATGTCGCGCTGATGTCCGACGACCTCGAAAAGCTGCCGTGGCTGATCCGCCACGCTCGGCGTACGGTCGGAATCATCCGCGAGAATATCGTGGCATCGCTAGCGGTGAAAGCGGTCTTCGTGGCCCTCACGTTCTGGGGTCACGCTTCCCTATGGGCAGCCATCGCAGCCGACATGGGGGTGTCTCTGCTTGTGATCTTCAATGCGCTTCGGCTGCTTCGGCCCAGTGGGGCCTGATCAATTCGAATCCATCGCCTTCGGCAGTCGCGAGTCGGACTGTAACCATCGGCTCCACGTCTCTGAATTCAATCGAGTTCGATCGTCATGGGTTTGTGTAAAGCAATATGTAACCGAGGCTTGCCCCGTCGGGCGTTTTCACCTTCAGCACGCCAGACCAGCCGGAGGGGTTGTTGGCGGCGCTGAGTTCGGCGAAGCGGTAGCCGTTGCCGGAGCCGCCGGCGAGGATGAGTTCGCCAGTGGCGGTCAGTTCCAGGAGGGTGCTGTCGGCGAGGTTGGAGCCGGGGCCGTGGATCTTGAGGGGCGACGTGGCGTTGTCTGGCGCGGCGATGACGGTGGGGCCGGCGGCGAGGCCGGAGGCGATGTGCGGCGTCTGCGACGCCCAGGTGCGGGCGTAGGATTTCTGCGGGTCGTTGCCCTGCTGGAGGCAGGCGCCCCAGAGGTGGATGTCGCCGGTGGTCCAGTCATCACCGTTGGCGGCGTACTGGCGGACGACGACCCAGAGGCCGGTCTGGCCGGATGCCAAGGTGCCGGTGATCTTGAAGCGCTGCCACGACGTCGTGAGCGTGATCTGGGTTGGACCGGCGATATAGGCGGCATACGGGTTATCGACGATGGCGATCGACACCTTGCGAGTGCCGGAGGGGACGCGCGCCCAGATGTAGAAGGTGTAGGTGCCGCCGTCGGCAAGACCGGCGAGCTGCTGCTGGATTACGGGCGTCGAAGTGACGGCAGTGATCACGTCTGCGGTCTGGTTGCCGTCCGGAGCGATGAAGGCGTTCGAAGTGACCGAACAGGAGCCGCCGTTCTTGTCCCAGGCGGTCGCGGCGAAGTCTTCGGAGTACTTCGCCATGTTCTCGAGTGGGCCGCCGACGGCCTGGTGCGGGCCGCAGTCCAAGGGACCGGTGAAGTGCTCGCCAGCGCGGTTGGCAGGGATGTAGCCGAGAGCGTTTGTGATCTCGCCGGCTTCGGGCGCACTCGCGCTGATGGTCACGCTGACACGGTCGTTGGCGGGGTCGTCGGCGGCAGCCAGCGAGACACGCGTGCCCTGGACGAGGTTCAGGGCCCGGCGTGTCCCGACGTCGGCGCCGTCCTTCTGGACCTTGTGCGGGAGCTCGCCGCTGACGATGTCGCCGGCGGTGTGCGTGTGGGCGGGCAGATCGCCCGCCGCGAGGTTCGCACCGGCGGTCACGCGGCCTTTGGCATCGACGGTGATCTTCGGATACGTGCCCGGCGTGACACCAGACGGCGGCATCGAGAGAACGCCCGCTTCGACGGCGAGGCCTCCGGCGGCGTCGACCTGCACGATGCCTTTGTTGCCGTACCCGGCATCAGGGTAGGAGAACGCGCCGAACGTCTGCCCGGGCGCGAAGTCGATGATCGCGTCCGAGACCAGATGGTCATTGGCGTTCAAGGCGAACCCCAGGTCGCCGGAGCCGTCGGCCTTGCGCCACTTCACCGCGCCGGTGTTTGGCAGCCGGACCAGTCCTGTGGCGGCCTTGTTGCCAGAGCCAAACTCCGCGCCGTCAACGAAGCTCTTCGCGCCTGTGATCGTCACCGCGCCGTCCTTGCGGATGTAGTTGCGGTTGGAGGCTGTCCCGAGTTCCTGCTCGATGGCGACGACGGCTTCCTGAAGCGCCTTCAGATACGCCGAGACCATGTTGGCGCGCACGGTTGCGCCGGAGGTGTGCTGCGCCGCGACGGTGCCGAACGCGCCGCGCTGGCAACCGGTGAACTGCGTGGCGGTCTTGCCCGTGTAGACGATCAGTTCATCGTCGATCGAGAGGATCCCGTACTCATCAGGGAAGCCAACTCCCGTGGACTCCACGCTGATGGTCGTGTCGCCAGCGTAAACCGGCATCATGGTGATCGTTTCGAGCGGCTTCGCCGAGAAGGCATCCGCGGGCGAGTAGAGGCTCGAGGCATCGTCGATCGCGTTCGGGTAGTTACTCATCCGTTCAACCTCCTCGCGTTCAATCGGAACGTGTTCAGACGGCTGCTGGCCTCAGGCGCGTAAGCCACGGCGACGGGTGCTTCGGGCGAGCGCGCGGCGCGTGGGCGCCGATAGGAGACAAGCGTTGCTGTAGACTGCGCAGGCACTTCCAGCGGCACGGGGCGCGAGTTCAGACAGAACTGGTCGAAGGCCCAGAAGCAGAACGAGTACAGCCCGCGATTGCGCCACATGCCGTAGGCCTCGCGCATTGGCGGGTCGGGCGGCCCATAGATTCCAGCCAGGTACACGCACTCGGATACCGGGCGGCCGAGTTGCAGAGGAAACTCGAGCGTCTGACGCATGAGCCGCGCGTTCCTCTGCCAGACGTCGTAGTCGAAGCCCTCCGAGCGGAAGTACTTTACGCCGTGGGCAGAGGTCTTCCATTCATTGGGCAGGTTTACGTGGAAGTTGAGCGCGCGGAACGCCGGATCGGGCGCGGGCTTGCCCTGGTTGGCGTCGAGCGGCCAGAGGCACTCGAACACTGCCGAGGGATGGAACCGCCGGACGTAGCTGATGACCTCGGCGCAGTACTCCCAGATGCGATCGCGCAGGAAGTTCGCGCTCTCGATGTCTTCGTGGGGCGAGTCGGTGTTGGCCAGGAACCGGTGCAAAGGCCGGCCGTAGCGAGCCTGGAACGCCGCCTTGGTGTCGTCGTCGTAGAAGGGCATGCCGGATTCGTTCGGGAAATACCACCACTGCGTTTCGCCGAACTGGAGCACGATGGGAAGGCCTGCGGCGGCGATCTCGTCGGCGCACTCCTTGTACATCTGCTTCAAGTAGTCCCGCACGCGCGGGCCGAAGTGCATCTGATGCGACGGGATGGGCAGGAAGACCGGCTCGCCGTCCCAGTAGCGCGCGGCCATCTCCATCGGAGGCCGATAGCATTCCATCGAGAAGGCGAAGCTCGCATCGATGCCGGCCTGTTTGAACTCCCGCGCTAGGTCGCGGATCCAGTTCCGCGCGCCGTGGGTCATCACGGGCGAGATGGTGTCGATCATCTCCCAATCGCCTTCGGCGCCCGGCTGATCAAGCGGTGGCGTGCCCTGAGTGATGCTTAATTGCGGACTGGTCGAAATCGAGAAGGTGTAGCTCGGCGCGCGGGAGCGGATGTGGATCGATCCGCCGTCGCTGGTCGACCAGACGCCGGGGAAGGTGACGTTGATCATCGCGCGCAGGTGCGCGGCGATGTCTTCGATGGCGAGGCCCACGCCGGGTGAGAAGTAGAGCGTGGTGCCTGAGAGATTGATCCACAGTGGCTGATCCACCTGCCAAGCGCCGATGCTCACGGTGCAGTTCGGGTAGGTCGCCTCGATGCGGCGGCGTTTGTTGTTCCAGAAGACGCCCATGTAGACGTCGGCGTGGCCCATGAAGCCGAGCTGCTTCAGATGCCACACGTGCCAGGCGGGCGGCTTCTTGTAGCCGTGATCGGTGTCGAAGTCGATTGCCGCAGAGACATCGGGATAGACCTTGGGCGGGTCTGGAGGATCCTGAGGTTCAAGCGGCCAAAGATAGTCGAAGTAGAAGTGATAGCCGGTGCTCGACGGGTGTTTCGAGAACAACGCGCGGATCTCGACCGTGTGCATCCCGCCAGGCAGCGCGGCGGCGAGTTTCTTCATCGCCGCTAGGCCGTTGTAGTCGTTGAGATACAGATCGTGAACGGCGGGTGCACCGCCGTCGATGCGCATTTCAATCCGGCCAGCATCACGGCCGAGCCACGTGCCGAGGTAGAGATCATGCTCGCGCGGGTAGGAGTAGCGGATAGTCACCGTCCGCTGGTCCTGCGCGTCGTTGGGCGCGCAGCGCTTGGCGTGGCCGAGCGACCACCATTGCGTCGGCCACCCTGCGCCATAACGGTAGTCTTCCCAGAAGCCCTCGTACCGGCAGCGACCATCGGATTCTTCAATGCGCGGCGTATCGCCGCCGACCTTCAGCGTCCGGTCGCCGGTGACGGTGAGATTCGAGATGCGCACCTGCCACTCGATGTCCGAGCGGGTGCCGGTGATGGTCGAGATCCGCTGGATGCGCGTGCCGGGCGTCCAGGCCTGCGGAGTCGAGGAGTCCTCGCCGCGGCGAACGAGGATGCGGTAGTACCAGGTGGCCGGGTCGTCGGGATCGGGCTTCACGAGGCCAAAGTTGGCGAGACAGGCGACGCGTTCTTCGACATCCGGCATGCCGACGTAGTACTTCCGGCCCGCGAGCATCTGGTCGGCGTCCGTCAGATGCCATTCCTCCTCCGTGCCTGGCGGCGATGCTGCAACGCCTTCCTTGAGCCGTCCACCCTCGCGCAGGCCTGCCTCCACGTCCTCAAAGCGCGGCGCGAAGGTGAGGTGGACCTTCACGATATCGCTGGCAGGAACGGGCACAAGCGAATTGCGGTCGCCGTTCTTATAACCGGAGAGGGAGGCGAAGGGAAACGTGAATCGGTAGGCTTGCGTGTTGCCGGCACCATCAACGGCGGCGGCGAGTGAGGTCGCCCCAAACGCACCTTCCTTCTTCTCGATGCGGACGATCTGGTTTGCGCCATCGACCGAGACGAGCACGGGCATGCCGTTGGCGTCGCGCCCATACGCGCCCAGTTGCCCCGTGAGCCGCAATTTCAGTTCGCAGGACGTGTCCGTCGTAGTGAACCGCTCAACGGCAACGCTGGCGGGCTGCTCGCCGTAATCGGGCGCCGGCGCGTCCACCATGCGGCTCTTGAGCACCCTCCCGAAGTGCCTCGCCCGCGGCAGCACGCGGCACTGGATGTTGTAGACACTCCCGTAGTGCGGCTTCGTGAAATACGCCGTGAACGTGCCCGGCCCAACGGCCAGGACCTTGACGACCTCGTCGTTGGCGCTGCCGATGTCGACGCCGACGTAGTCGCCCACACGGATCTCGGCCGAGGAGGCCACTTGCGCGGTGTAGATGCCCGGCACGGATCGGCTCAGCGTGGCGGGCGCGGAGCCGCTGTTGGTCGAGACTTCGACCGGGCCATTCACGCCTGGCTCAAGCGTTACCGTGATGACGTTGCCCGACGCGGTGCAATCGACCAGGTAGCTTGAGAGGCCCACCATCGAGGCCAGCCGGGTTGCGATGTCGGCGGCGTCGGTCGCGCCGGCCTCCTGGATGCCCGCGCCGCCGTTGTTCACCAGCAGGTAGTGCCAGAAGTTGGGATCGTCCTGCCACCAGATGGCCTGCTCGCAGGAAGGAACGTCCGGCGCACCGATGTTGTTGAGGAGCCGCGTTTCGAGGTTGCAGAAGGCGATGGCCTCGGCCGAGGAGCAGGACCAGCGCGTTCCCATGAAGTAGACGTAGGCCTTGTCGGTGAGGGCGGGCGTGGGCTTACCGATGAGAAGTTCGTCGAGCGTCGCGGCGTCGCGATCGTGGAGCGAGAATCCGAAGCTGCCGGGAGTGTAGTCTCCTGACATTACTGCCGCGTGCTGCATCAGCGGGACTTCGTAGATGTCGCCTGCTCCAGTGCTGACGGTCAGCTTGTCCCAGCCGACAGAGGCGTAACGCATGCAGTCCGGACGCACGTTGCCCTCCTCGCCGTTGACCGGCAGGATCTCCATGTCGTACTGGAGGGTCAGCCCGGAGAGGTCGGTTACCGGGAGCGGCTTCAGGCGCAGGTGATTGAAGTAGTCGTACGCCGAGAAGAGCTGGACGTTGGCGAAGTCCTCGGCCGCCTGGAAGATGCCCGAGATCTGGAAGCCGGTCTCGGTGGCGTCGTGGAGCGTGGTGGTCGCCGCGCGGCCGGAGAAGCCCTGAAGCTGTAAGGTGTGGCGGGGATCGAAGATCTGAAGTGACAAGGTGGCCATCCAAGAAGGGTTCCGCGTAGCGTCTTTGTGACGCGATGGGGGCTCGATTCGTGCGTAGTATCCTTACTATCGATGCCCAATTTCCTGTACGTCGACAATTCGAATGTCTGGATCGAGGGAATGCACGTTAGTGCGGTCGCCCGCGGCCTGGCACCCAGCATTTGGGACGCCCTACAGCACAAGATCTGTGATTACGATTGGAAAATCGATTTTGGGCGTCTTTACGAGTTCGCCGGAGGCGATCCTTCCGGCTGCGCGATGCTTTACGGATCTCGACCACCCGCGAATGATTCCCTTTGGGCGGTAGCGAAAGCGAAGGGCTTCGAAGTTGTCGTACATGATCGAAACGCCGCAAATCGAGAGAAAAAGATCGACACAACCATTGCCCGAGATATCATGCGAGACTCCTTCCAGAGGATGAAACCAGGGGACACCGTCACATTGGTAGCGGGCGACAGTGACTATGTTCCAGTTGCCGAAGATCTCACCGCTCGTGGACTAGGGTTCGAGGTGGTGTTCTGGAACCACGCTGCACGGGAACTGAAGGATGTTGCTACCAAGTTTGTCTCCCTTGATCCTTATCTGGAGCACCTCAGGAAAAAGTAGGGTCAGATCACGTCTGAATCACAACCGTGATGTCTGACCCTGGATCAGGCGAGGCGACGGCCAGAATGTCGAATGCCAAATCGTCGCCCTCGTTGAGCACCGGAGTCGGCCAGATGGTTGGCCGGATGCGCTCGCCGGCGGCGTGGTCCTTGGTCACGATGGCGTCAAACGTTTGATTCTCCGGATCGACACTGATCACGCGCACGTACTCCTCGTTCGCGCCGCCGGGATCGAGGAAGACGAAGCCGCCGGCCACGAGGCCGAGCCGGTTCGCGCCATAGGAGGCCGTCTGCAAGGTCTGCGGATCGGGCCCGGCAGTCACCGCCGAGATCAGCACCAGGCCGTAGTCGGCGTATGGAAGCCGGCGCGTGGCGGGAAGCCCCAAGCCCTCGTTGTTCACCAGAAAGTCGTAGGTGGTCTTGTAGGCGTCCGGCAACGCCTGCGCGATGCCCATGTACTCGAGCGGTTCCCATGTTGCGCCGTCGTCGCGGCTGATCTTGACGAGGAACGCCGACTGCCCGTCCGTCGTGCCCTGCTGAAGGTAGCCGTAGACGCAGCGGATCGATGCGGCATCCTGAACCTTCATCGGGATGACGACGTTCTCCTGGACGGTGAGCGGGCCCGGCACCTGAAAGGTATAGGCGCCGCCGTTGCAGGTGCGAAGGCCCGGCATGTAGGGCTCGTTGTGCCGCGAGAGGGGGAAGACGGTGAATGGCCCGTAGCCGAAATGATTGGCCACACCAGCCAGCGCCGCCACGATGCAGGCGCTCGGCAGCTTCGCCTCAATCCTCGCGGGCAGGTCCGGCGTGCGGAAGAATCCCTTGCGGACGCTGAAGGTGAACGTCTTCTGATCGAGCTTGTAGAAGCGGATGCCCGCGAGATGCGCGCAGCGCAGGGTGCCGAAGGTCGCCTGGCCCTCGGGTACGCCCGGGTAGGTGCGTCGCAGGTGAAACTCGCCGCTCGGCACGACGTCGCCGGGCGCGCCGGGGCCGGTGATCTGAGTGCATTCATAGGATCGCCGGCCAGGGTTCGCAGGGTCGGCCGACTCATCGTTGAAGACGACGAAGTCGCCCACCCGGAAGACTCGTTGCGTATCGGGATTGACCGTGCAAACAACGGTGACTGGGTCGGTTGTGGCATCGATGGCGGTGTCGAGGGACGCCCAGAGATCGGTGGTCAGTTCGTCCACGTAGTAGAGCGCCAGCGTGATCTCGTGCGCGCCGACGATGTTGGCGTTGCCCGAGGCATCGGGTGCAACCGTCATGTCGTCGATGGCAAACGTGCCGTAATCACCCAGGCGAGGAACACCGTTCAGCACGCCGGGGACACCCGTGTCGATGAGCACTTCCTCGGTGGGCGGCTCCGGCACGACGTCGGCGGGCTTCGGGCCGGCGACCAGGTCGTACATCGAGTCCGTAGTCGTGCGGCCCTGGATGTCAATCGAGTAATCGCGGTTGAGCCGCCACCCGGTCACACGGAACTCGCCCTGCCCGCCGGGCATGTCGGGATGGGTCATCGAGCACACCATGCCGGGTTCCGTGTTGAGCGCAAGCACGGTCGTGCGGAAACTCATCTGGCGCGCCCTTTTCCATTCATCCAACGTGATGCCGCCCAATTCCTCGCGCAGCCGCACGGTGATGATGCGCGCCGCTTGCGACTTCGACGCCGTGCCGGAGAGATTCACCGTCGATTTCAGGAACAGCGGACCCGCGCCGCCCGCAATCAGCGTGGCGTAGTCGATGTCGTAGAGCGAGATCGAGTTGGCGACAAAGTCGAAATCCTCGTCCGCGAAATTGGCGGTTAGGTGGTTGAACGAGGGCTTGAGCGGCGCCAGTTGCAGACTGCGAAACAGGATGTTGCCTTCGGTAAAGGCCTCGACGGCCGAGGAGTTCACGCGGACGCCGAGCTTGAGCTTGCCGTTCGAGAACGTGTAGTAGCCCAGGCAATTGATGAGGACTTCCTGGAGCCAGTCGCGCAACGGCTTCTCTTCCTGGAGCACGCCGCGGAACTTGAACTGCGTCTCTGTGCCGGTGCCAACCAACTTTGAAACCTGCTCGTCGCAGATCGCCGCCGCTGCGATGGCCGCATCGACATCAAACAGCGTCTCTGCGAATTCGAGTTGCTCTGTGGTGGCGCCCGCGCCCAGACGCAGGCCTCGCGCGCGCAGCAGCATGTTGACCGCGATCCAAATGGGGTTGGTCAGCGGAGGCCCGTGGACACGCACGCCGGGCGAAGTCCACACCCAGCCGCCGAGACCTTGGGCGACGACCGCCTCCATGGCGTGCTCGCTCAGGCGCGAAAGCTGCAAGCCTTTGGCGTCGGAGCGCCGGATCATGAGGAACGCCGTGCCGGCCGCGCGCTCCGGTCCAGCGTCGGTGTCCATGCCGAAGGTGATTGGGTTCGGATCAGCGCCCAGACTGGTCATCAGTCCGAGCGAGCCCGGATAGCCGTGATGGTACTGCCCGTCGAGCTTATGGCCCGCACCAAATGCGCCCAGGGGACCTTCGCCGACGATACCCACCGCGGCGTAGAAGTCGCTCTCGTCGCGGCCCGAAGCGATCTTGCAGTTCACGGGCATCGCCGAATCGGTGTAGATCTCGGGCAGGACCTGATCGTAGATCGAGTCGGCGACCAGTGAGACGGAGGTGAGCGTCGAGCGGCCGAAGCCCCAGACGCCGGTCGAGTTGTCCTTGATGCGCACGCCCTGCGGCTTGGCCATGATGCCCCCGTAGTATTCGTTCATGCCGTGGGCGCGGCAGCCGTTGGGCGTGTCGAAGCCCTTGTCGCAGCGCGTGGGATCGGCATCGGGAAAGTTGATCAGATCGAGCGCGCCTTGCGAAGCGAACGGGCAGGCCGTGGAATTGAACGGCTTCCAGCAGGTGCGGGAGATCTTGCGCCTGGGATAGGGCAGGTTCAGTTCGTAGAGGCCGTCGGCGGCGGTGACGCGGAACTCGGGGCCCGCATCGCAGGTCCAGTTGACGATGTTTCCCTTCCAGAGGTCGAGCTTGATGCCGGTCCCGACGTGGAAGAGGCTGAAGGCGATCTCGGCCCGGAAGAGGTCGACGTCGTTCGAGAGGTCACGCATCACGCGGTCGGCGTTGCCGAAGGTGAACTGAGCCTCGTCTGACTCATTGCCAATGGACTGCGAGATGCCCTCGAATTCGACGAGGCGCGCCTGGTAAAGCTGGCCGCCGATCGTGCAGCGCCGGTCGGAGACATAGATCGCCGGGTAGCCTTGCTGGAGAGGCTGGATGCGAATGAGCGGGATGATCTCTTGGACCTGCGAGAGCAGTGCGGTCTGTAGGGCGGCAGGCGGGAAGCGGTTGACGGTCTGGTTCAGCGGATACGACGGGCTGGTCTGGGGAATCTCGATGAGCGTGACGCCGAGCGAGCACGCCCAGTCGGCGACCATCTCCCAGGAGAGCGGCTCGTTGGCGAAACGGCAGATGACCGGCGCAGTCCCGAGACCGTCGTCGTTGGGAGCGTTGTAAGTGAAAGCACCGTACGGCCCGTACTTCGACTCCCAGAAATTGCGCAGGGCGATGCGATCTGCGTCGCGCAGCCAATGCTTGCGGATGGTGAAGCGCCGTGCGCCGGCACCGAGGAGGAAGCGTTGCTCCATTTTTGAATTGCCGCTGCCGAACTGATGCACCACGACTTCATGGTCGCGGCGCACCTCGAGCGGGTAGTCCGGCGTGAGCGGAAACACGCCCGACGGCGCGATCTCGGGCACTGGAATGTTGCCGAGGTAATCAGGCACTTGTGTTCTTACGTCCTCAGTAGTAGACGGTCGTGGGCCACACGACCGTCATGCCGGGGATAACGATACTTCCGCTGTACGTGTCCTCGGCGTCGCTTCCGAGCCTCCTCACCCGCCAGATCATGTGTTGCTGACAGGCGGGTGGCAGGGAAGAGATCCACACCGCGCCGTACTGCCACTTCCCAGCGGTGCCGGGGTTCAGAAGCCCGGTTCCCGTCCCAAGGACCGTGAACGTGGGCGTGGCCACCACGTTTCCGCTCTGGGAGCAGTAGTAGGCCACCTCGAACTTGACGTACCGCGACGACGAGGGGGCCGTCGCCGACCAGAACGGAAGGTTCACCGTGAAACCCGTGCTGTGCACCGCGCCCATCGGAGGAGGCAGGTTAAAGTACAGCGTCGTCGTGGTCGCGTCCGGGAACTCATACCCGCCGATCGCGAACGGCGCCGTCCCGGCGCACACCATCGCCGGCGTCTCGGTCGAGCTCACCGTGGCGAGAGTGTGCGGGGTCCCTGATGAATCGCACGCGACGAAACTGCCGCCGGTCTGTAGCTGGCTGTTCAGTTGGTTGATTTGCTGGACGCCGTAGTTCGAGTGGATGAAAGAGCCGGACAACGTGACGCCGGATGTCAAGATGGCCTGGCCCATCCACATGATCGTCGGCTTGAAACCGTTGCCCACAGCGTAGAGGTACGGGTTCGTCACGGTCCCGCGAAGCTCGATCGCCGAATAGGCGATGGAATCGTTCCACACGGTGCCCCAGAAGACGTTGTTCGTCACGATGAGAGACGTGGAGTTGTTCCCGAGCACATGCCGAAGATCGGCGTACCACTCACCCGGGTCGCTTTGGTAGTTGCCGGCGAACCTGTTCCCGCGCACCACGCAGGTCTCGCACGCGTTCAGGCGAACGAGAGCGTTCCGCCCGTAAGCGTCCGGGTCGAAGTCGGCCGTCGGCACGACGAGCAGCGGGTCTCTGTAGTCGTAGTCGTTATCTTCGATGAACACCAGGGAGGCCGTCTCGACCCGGGTCGAGTTGATCCGCGCCGGAGTGTCGAACCTGTTCCTCGTGACCACGTTCCAGCTCGACTGCGCCGCGGTCGCACCCCCGACGAGCACCGAGCCCGACACAGACCCCGAGAAGTCGCATTCCTCAACCAGGCCGTGCAAGGTGTTGTAGAGATAAACCGAATAATCGCCGGAGGCCGTGGCGGTCCGATTCGCTTTGTTCCCGTCGACGCTCACGCCCACGATCCCGCATCCTGTGCACTCCATGAACTTGACGACGTGCCCCGAGTACGAGTTTGCCGCCCTGATCCTCGAACCCTTCTTGTCGGCCATGATGTACACGCTCTTGGCGTTCACGAGAACCTGGTTCGAGACGACATACTCGGCAGCGGCGAGCTTCACCACGCCGCCCCCGGAAGGCAGGGCGGCGACGGCGTTGTTGATGCAGGTTTCGTCGAACGTTCCCGCCGCGGCGCAATAGTCGTCCGCGTACATGTAAGGTCCGAACCTGAGCTTAGCTTCGAAGATCTCGGCCGTTGAGTTATACACAAGGGTCGAGGCGTTCTGGGCGCCTACGCTCGTAATCTGGCCAATGTCATGCGAATGCGACGACGGCGCTTTCCCCGCCAACGCGTCCATCAACCCGGCCACGTCCGCAATTGCGTAGTCTCCGGCCTGTGCCGTGACTGCGCCGGTTCGTCCGAAGACGCTGGCCACCTGGCCCGCCGCGCCGGGCTGCCAGCGATTGACGGCCGCGTTCCACAAGAGCGTCTGGCCATCGGCCGCGCCACCGCCGAGGATCTGGGATGGCTGGATCGAGAGCGAAGGCGTGGGAGTAGTCAGGACGCGCACCTGGCTCACCTTGAGCGGCGTGGCGCTCGTCGGCACCACCCAACGCTCGGACCACGCAAGGCCGGAGGTGGACCGGTACGCGACGTGGTAGCTCGTTCCGGCGGGCGTCGCCGTATCGTTGGGTTCCAGATCGAAGGCGATCACGCCGTTGGTGATCGTGAAGGACTGCACCGTCCGCTGGACGGTCCTTCCGTCGGCGGTTGTCATGTCGGGACCGGTGATCGTGATGCGTCCGCTGAACAGACCCCCGTTGATGCTCGTATAGCTGGTATCGCGGATCTCGGTCGCTCCGAAAACGTTGAGCGCAAGCAGGAAGAGTGCGAAGAGCGGCCTCATGCTACCTCCAGGAGTTCGATTCCGACGTCCGCGCGGCTGAGGTCGACCGACTGGCTCCACTCGCCGGCGAACCGGACGGTGTACCGGCCCACGACAGCTTGGCCAGTGGGATCATGCGAGAACTTCGGGCTGGTTTCATACGGGTCGTAGAAGTGGAACGGCTCGGTCGGGCCCTTGCGGGCGTCGTAGAAATCGCGGAGGGCCGCGAGTTGCGCCGGAGTCAGCCGCTTCGCCAGTCGCCAGCGCTTGCGGCTGTTGGTCGCCTGGACGGACCGCTGCGACTCGCCGTTGCGGTACTCGTTGTCGAGCGCGGGGTACTCACGCTCGTGGACGAAGGCGCGCGACAGGCTCGCCGGCAGCACTGTGAGCGGCGCCGCGTTCTGAACCGAGCCGGGCATCACGCCGTCACCAGGTCGAGGAGTCTCTGGTCGGGGCTCGCGCCGATCTTGCGCGCGACGAAACGCGCGTAGTTCGCCGGATGATTGTCGTCCGCCGAAGGCGCGTACACCCGTAACATCTCCTCCGCGGTAGGCGGCTTGCCCTGCGTGTACTTCCCGTCGAGGTACTGCCCGACCAGCACGCGCAAGATGCGCCAGCCTTCCTCGATCGCACGACGGCTCATCTCCTCACGCGATGCGCCGGGAAACCGTTCGGAGGCCCACGCGACGAAGTCCACATAACCGCGATGGGTGGGATACGGCCGGCCGCGCGCGTCGCGCCACTGCCGGATGTTGCCCGGATTCGCGTTCCGCTGGGCAAGAGTTGCCTGCGCGGCGGTGGCGTAGAAACCCTCCATCTCCGCGATCGCCCGCGCGATCTTTTCAATGAGTTCTGCTCGCGTCATGACAGGATCAATCCTGGACTCAATTGCAGTCCGGTCATCTCCCGGCGACCGGCGCTGGCCTTGGTTGCCGTCATCGCCGCCGATTGCACCGCGCGCGGATTCTCAACCACCACGCGGACCGTTTCCTTCTCGAAGAACTCCTTGGCTCCAGGCACAGTGATGTTGATCACCGTGGGCCCAGCGGCGGACGAAGGCGCGCCGTTCCCGATTCGGTCCAGCGTCAGGCCGCCGGAACTCGACTGGAACAGGCTGCCGCCTTGTTGTAGGAGTGATACCGGACGCACGGTGGCCGCGAGCCCAGAAGTACTCTGGCCCGTCGACAGCATGTATAGTTCGACCAGATCGCGGATCTGTTGGCTGCGGATGGCCATGTCGAGGTTGCCGCCAAAGCCTTGCTTGGCGATGTCGACGACCTGCCTCAGCACGCTCTTGTCGCGAATGTCGACGCCGTAGGTGGCCTTGATCTTCTCGCGAGCCTTCTCCTCGGCTCCTTTCACAAACAGCCGCACCAACCCGGCGACCGCTCCGATTCCAGCGCCGATCGCCGCGCCGAGTGGACCGCCATACTTGAAGCCAATCATCGCCCCGCCGGCGGTGGTCATCGCGAGGCCGGAGATGCCGCCGCGTTGGACGCCCAGCAGCGCAAGCGTCGCGCCACCGAGCAGCGCGGCATTCGACCGGCCAAGAGCCGACAGCTTCTGACCCATGGTGGCGGCTTCCCAGGTCACGGCCTTGCCAGGCGCGTACTGGACGCCGCCGCCAAAGCCGAGAAAGTCTTTCCACCCGCCAACGAGCCCACTCCATCCGCCGCCTCTATTCGAAGGGATGAATGGAGGAGTGCCCCACCCTCCGGCCGCGCCGCCCGGAATGGGACCACCGCCAGTGGCTCCTCCGAAGACCGGCGCTGCGCCGATGCCGAGCAGTCCGCCGAGCCTGCCGAGCGTGCCCCCACCGGAGGCACCTCCGCCAGCCAGTGAGACTCGCTGTCCAGTAAAGAGCTGCATCAGCATCGCGGCGACGCGCGAGGTGACCACGTCCTTGATGGCGGTCAGCAGAGCCGTTTTCAGCGAGTTTCCGATGGCCGACCAGATGGACTGCGACTTGGTGAGCAGCGCGTCGAAGACACCCTCGGAATGGCGCTTGAACGACTCGAAGATCTGCTGGTTGTGGTCGCGGATCAACTGGGCCTGGCGGATTGCCGCCGTCTCGCGCGCGCCCTGGATCGCGGCGTCCGTGGCCTCCTGCTGGAACCGCCGGATGTCATCCCGCTGCGCGGTGAGCTCGGCGATCCGCGCCTGGATCTCGTCGGCCCGGTAGCCGAGCCGCTTGAGCTGCGCCTCTTCCTCGATCACCATCCGCGAGGTTTCTAGATCAAACAGCCTCATGCGAATCTCGTGGACCCGCGCGAGGTGCTCGATCTCAATCGCCGCCTTGCGCTGCTCGACCGCCACCTTCTGCTCAACCGTCTGTGCATTCGTAGCGTCGAGCGCCCGCAATTGGGCCTCGCGCGCAATCCCGGCCCGCGCCTCCTCAATGCCAAGCATCTGCTCCAGGTGATCCAGGTTCCGCTTGGAGATCTCCTCGTTATAGGCCAGCCGCTGACTGAACAGATGCGACTCGATCTCGAGCCGCCTCCGTGCGGCTTCTTCCTCCGCCGCCAGATACTCGGCGAGATTCTTGCGGTTCGTCTCCTGGACCTCCTCTTGCCAGTTCGCGAGTCGCACGCGCAGTTCGCCGATGACGTTCTCCCACGCATTGCGGGTGAGAGCGATCCGCTGCTCGTTGCCCCGCTCGTCCACGAAGGTAGTCCACTTACGGATCTGTTCCTGGGCCTCGGCCATGTCCCGCGCGAATCCCACGAGGCCGCGCCGGCGCGCTTCCTCGAGCGCGCGTGCGCTCTCGCGCTCCACCTCCAATTGGCGCTTCCGGATCTCGGCAGCCCGTTTCAATGCTTCGAGGTCCGGCTCCGGTGACGTCTTGATGCGGAGTTTGGGGCCCTCGTAGGTGGGCGGCTCCCACTCGCCGGGCAGCCAGCGCTTTTCGCCCAGCAAGACTCGGATCTGGTCGTCGGTCATACCCTGCTTACGAAGGGCATCGACATTTGTCCGCCCGGACAGCAGATCCTCGCGTAGCGCCTTGCGCTGCATCTCGTCGAAACGGGCCTGAAGCTGATCCTGGGTATCCTTCCACTGCGAGTAGATGGCAAAGCCCGCCCCGACAACGCCCACCGCGAGCAGCGCGTATGGGTTGATGCTCGCGAGTTGGAGCGCGGCGATCGATTTCGCCAGCGCCATGATCTTCTCGGCCAAGGCATAGGTCGCGAGGATGCCCGACACCCACAGCGCCACTTTGCCGAAATCTTCAAGCAGGTCGGTGTTCTCGCGGAGCCAGCCGACCAGGCCGCGCAAATTACCGATCAGCGCCTTGAAGTCATCCTGGAACTTGGCGCCGATGTCTTCGCGGAGGTTGTTGAACTCGCGCCGCAGCGCGCCCAGTTGCCCCTCGACCGTCTGCGCGGCGGCCGCGTGTGCGCCCTGGATCTTCGCGCCTTCGCGGATCACCGCGTTGTAGCGGAGCTGCTTCTCCTCGACCTCGGTCAGGGCGCGCCCTAGTTGAAGCTGGGCGATTTGCGCTTCCTTCTGGAAGTCGACGAACAGCCCCAGGGTGCGCAGCCCGCGCGAGGCGCCCGACTCGATGGCCATCACGATGGACTCGAGGGCCTCACCGGCGGTGATGTTCTGGACCGCCGCAGCGTCCTTGGCGAGCTTGGCCAACCCCTGCGCCTTCGACAGTTCCAGATCGGCCACGATCAGCCGCTGCACGGCGTGGGCGGCTTCGGTGTACTCGAAGCCGATCTCTTCGATGGCGGCGACTTGCCTGGCCGCAGCTGCCGCTCCCACGCCGTGCGCGTTGGCCAGCGCCTTGAGCGAGGCCTCGGCTTTGGCATTCTCGGCGGCCATCATGACCGAGCCGAGGGTGAACTCCTTGGCCCAGGTGAGCGCGCTCTTGATGGCGTCGGACAGCAGGTTCCCTGCGGTGGCGCCCTTCACCATGGCGGCGGTCATGCCGTCGATTCCCTGCGCCGCGCCTCGGGCTGTCTTCACGGCAGAGGCCTCCATGCTGGACAAGCTCGCGTTGACGCTCTTGATGGACGCATTGGCCCTGTTGGTGTCGACTTCAACGACGAGTTCGAGCCTGTTATCGGCCATGAGTGTTCATCTGCTCGCGGTCGAGCGCGTCGCGTTCCTCCTCCAGCACCACCAGCGCTAGGAACTCGTCTGCCCGGATCTCGTCGAGGCCAATTCGGACGCCGAGCTTCAGCGCCGCCCGGAGATCAAGCGCGCGCCGCAGCAACAGGCCCGCCTCGGAGGATTGCGCCGCATCGAGCTTGTCGAGCGGGCAGTGGTCGCAGCGGCCGGCATCGTCGGGAGCGTCCGGGCAAAGGCCGGGGTCGCAGAGTTCGTCGCGGCGAAGGGCCCAATGGATGAGGAACCGCAGGGAGGGCCGGGCAGGCCACTCCCCGGGCGTCAGTTTGGGTCGCCCGACTCCTGGAAGGCGCCATCGAGAGCGTCGATCGCGGCTTTCACCGCGACGGCTTGGTGGATGATGGGCACATCGCCCGCGTACCCTTCAGAGGATTCGAGCAGCTTCTTGAAGAGCGCTCCCGCCGGGGCTAGGTTGATGATCAACTCCTGGCGGTTGTAGGGCAAATCGAGCACCCGAGCGAAGCCACGGCGGTATTCGAAGACGTCTTTAGCCGAGGGCATCTTCAAGATATGCGCCACCGTGCCGCCAAGGACACGCAGCGTCATCCGGAAGGAATCACCAACCTGCTCGACGTCATCTACCTCAGCCTGGCTCAACTGCTCGATGATCCGGCTGGCTTCGAAGGCATCGACCTCGGCCGCGTTCTCGTCAGGAACTCGGATCTTGGCAAACAACGCGGCATCGGCTTCTGCCGAGTCGGGGATCGTCGTTTCGGACACGCCGCGGCCCAGTTGCTTCACGATGACCTTGCGCTTCTTCTGGCGGTCGATCCACTCCTCATCAGTCGGGAACCGCACCCGGACCGGCTTGACGCCATCGGGCGTACGCAGGTGAATGGTGATGGGTTGCTTTGCGTCAAACATGAGAGCCCTCTCTACTGACAGATCCCGTCCACGTTGCATTTGGCCACCGCCGAGACGATGCCGTTGGTCTCATCCCACATCGGCAGGCAATCGACCGACACGGTGACGATGCCGTCGGTCTCACCGACCTCGGCCGAGGCGAAGGAGACCTTGTGCCAGGTGATTTCGAGCGAGTTGTTCGCGTCGTAGGTGAGCGCCAGCACCGCCGTGCCCGTGGCTTGGCTCTTGAGCTTCGTGAGTTCCGTCGAGCCATTTTCGAAGCGGGCGACGAAGCGCAGCGTCCCCTGGCGGTTGCCGAACTCGAGCCGGCCGCGGATCGCTCCGCTTGCGCCGTCGCCGGGCGTCTGGAAGCCCGAACCTGGATAAAAGCCGCCATCCAGCCGGACGTTGTTCTTCCACGACGTTTCAAGTGAGACGATGTTCTTGTTCGAGACGTAGTTGACACCGTTGATCGAGAGCGCGAGCGACGCCGACGGCAGCAGCTTCTCAAGGGTCGCCGCCGGCATGGTGACGCCCGAGGGCTCGGTGGTCTTGCCCGAGCCGACGAACTCGACCGTGATCTTCGAGTTGGCGCGGCCAGGCCCCGAGCCGATCGAGATGCTCCAGCCTTCGACCACACATCCCACCGCCATCCGGTCGACGACGATGCCCGCGCCGGGGCGGATCTGCTCGACAAAGGAGAAGTAGGGCAGTTCGGCCGCATCACCGTTTGCGGGGAACAGCGGCGTGCAGGTGTAGGTGAAGTTCGGCGTCGTACCCGACTTGACGACTTTGCCAAGGCCGAACGCCATCGCCCAAGCGCCGATCTCCGCGCCGAGATATTTCTCCAGAGTCCCGTTGACGTCCCAGGACGTCTGGAACGACTGCGTCGGGAACTCGTGGCCCTTGCCGAACTCCTCGGCGTCGTTTTCGGTGTTCAGCTTCGGGTTGGCGAGCGTGGCGTTCAGCTTCCGCAACTGCCACATCTGGACGCCGGTGTTGGCGGTCGCAATGTCGGCTTGCTTCTGCTTACCGAAGCAGATCTGGATTTCCTGCATCCGCGCGACGGACATCAGGCGTTACCTCCTCATCTGTGACTTGCCGCCAGCCGCGCACCATGAGCGGCACGATCTTTGCCGGCGTGGCTTCCACTTCCTGCACCTCGCCCTCGGGCGAGCGCATGAGCACGGTTTCAGTCATCTCCCATCTCCGTGAAGCTCAGCGGTATTTCGAAGTAGTCGAGCCCCTCGGCGTCGGTTTGCCGCTGGATGAGTGGCAGGTCCATCGGGTGGCAGGCACCGTGCACCGTGGCGTTCAGCAAGGGTATGCCCATCGACGACGGCACGCCCTTCGTAATCAACCGGAACAGCCTGTAGTAAGCCGTCGGCGGATCGCCCTCGAAGGTCTCGCGCGCCCGCAGATACAACGTGACCTGGTGACGCCAGACGTCGGCGCCGCCGAAGCTCGAGGGCTGCGTCCCCTGCCAGGCGACTAAGATGGCCGGCGCGGGCATGTCGTGGATTGCCGCCGCGAGGCTCGCCCGCTTCGGATACTGATCGTGGTAGGCGAAGATCCGCTGCTCATCGCCATCCATCTCGGCGACGAGTTCCGGGATGTCGCGCAGCAGGGCGACCAGGTTGTCGACGAGTTCCGAAGGGTTGATCATCGCTGCTTTCCTCCCAAGGCGCGTTCCATGAGCAGGCGCGGCTTCATTGCGTCGAGCATCTTCCGGGCAGCCTTAAGCACGGCCGCCTTGTTCTTCGGCGAGAACACCATCCACGCCTCGCGCTTCTGGTTGGCCCAAGCCTTGATCCGGTCTTTGCGGGTCGAAACGTTCGCCTTGGCGCGTTTCTCGCTCACCGTGCGGACCTGGAAGTTGCGCAGCAGGTCGCCCGAGAAGGTCAGGTTGCGGCGATTGCCCTTGCCTTTCCGGGTCTTGAAGATCGCATAGCGCTTGGTGAGCGGCTTGGCAGCGGAATCCTCCGGACCCTGAGCCGCGGCGACCCGCACTTTTACCGCCGCGACGCCCGCCGCGCCCAACTCATACATCTGGCGCTGCCGGAAATTCAACAGGTCGAGCCGCAGTTGCTTCTTCTGGTAGACACGAACACTGGGCATCGATCGCCTCCGAGAACTTGTGCGCAATTGCCCACAAGTCGTAAACCTCCGCCAGATTTGGCGGAAGTCCGACTTCCGGAAGATTTTCCGGAAGTCAGTTGGCTTTACGCAGCCGGAGGACGGCGGCGCCCTCGGCGTCGGCCTCGATATCGAAGACCTTGTAGCGGACGCCGTCTATCTCGACCTCGTCGCCGCGCACGGGCGCCGCAGCCAGGTCCGCGATCCGTACGAACAGCACCGCATAGACTCCGGGCGAGGTGTCTTCGACTTCTCGCGCCGGCTGAAATACCGCGCGGATGGCGGCCTGCCCGCCGATCTCGGGAAGGTAGGTGACCTCCCGCCCGAAGACCCGCAGGCAGGCCCCGTCCACCCTAATGACGGAATCAGCGAACGCCATCAGGAGATGAACGCCCCGTTCAGCCGCACCCGGCCCGTGGCGTCGCCGTCGGCCGCCGCCCTCACAGCGACGCCGATCAGTTTGTTGCTGGTCGCGGTCTTGGTGATCACCTTCGTCGTGTTGTTCCAGTAGATCAGTGCGCCCTGCGACCAGCCGGTGCTCGCGCCAGCTTCTCGATCCAGATCGAAGACGCCCGCCACCTGAAACTCGCCCTCTTCGCCGCTCGCAACATCGGTTGCGGCCACGCCGAAGATGGAGCCCACCAGCGCGCCGCCGCCCGAACTCACCGCATAGGGCGCGGTGAGTGTCAGCGTTTCACCGTTCTGCACGTAGTTCCTCATGTTCAATCCTCCTAAGCACCCACATTCTTTTGGAGCCCGCGCCAGTCGATCGCCTTGGCCCCGAAGTCGAGGCGCGCCTTGATCTCGACCCCATCGACGTCGAAGCCCTGGCGCGTTTCGATGTACACGCCATCCTGGCCTTCGAGGTAGGCGTACTCGATCGTGTCGATCTGATCCGGCGAGGCAAACAGATACCAGGCCGTCGTGCTCGCCGCATCCAACCGGGGCTCGGCAATCGGCGTCAAGGCCCGGATATAGTCCGGCACGAGGTCGGCGGATTTCGCAGGCGCCAAGTTCGGCGCGATCATCTGGAAGGCCGCGAGTTGCAGCGCCACCGGCACGACGAGATAGCGCGGCTGCACGTTCAGTACGGTGATGCCATCGAGTCCCTTCTGTTTGGCCATCGCCGCCATGCCCGCGCCCAGGCCCGTCAAGGCCAGCGCGCTGCCCGTACCCGTGTTGAGGTTCGCGTGGTTCGCGTGGAACAGCGCGACGCCGTCGCCCATTGCCGGGTTCGAGGTGATGATGCCCCACACCGTATCGCTTTCAAGCGTTGCCGCCGCCACGCCGAACCCGGCAGGGATGCGCGTGAAGGCGCTCAGATCGTCGTTGATGATCGTCTGGCGGGTGATCGAGACGATGCGGCCATAGGTGGCGAGCTTGTAGGTTTCCTTCGATTCGGCGATCGAGCCGTGGGTGAACTCGCCCTTCTCGTTGACCTTCATCAAGCTCGGCGCTTCGCCCAACTGCACGGCGTTGATGTTCTTGAAATCGACCGCCGAGCGCCGCCGCGAGAACGGCAGGAACGTGCGCGGGTAGGCTTCATAGGCCTGCCGCAGGGTCTTGTTGGCCACATCGGCAAGGATCGATGGGAAGTCGGAGGTCGACAGGGCGAGCTTGGCGATCTCGTGGCGCGGCAGCCGCTTGGTGCGGGTGCCGGCGGTTTCGAGGCACTCCTTCGCCAGATCGAGCAGCGTCTGCCCGGCCCAGTCGCGGCCGAGATCGTCCTTCAAGGGGAAGACCGCCGGATCGTAGCGGTGCAACAACGCCGCCATGATCCCGGCGCGGCGGATGTCGGTCTGATCGCGCGTGACCACGGCGGCCGCGCTGCGGATGGGATTGCGCTCATCCTCTTCAGCCCGCTTGTCGAGCGCAAGCTTGCGGAACTCTTCAATCGAAGTGCCCGCTTCGACATGCTGAGCGACCAGGCGCGCATCGACGTTCAACGTGCGGCCGACCTTCTCGATTTCCCGGATGCGCGTGCGTTCGGCCAGTGCGGCGGCCTGGCGCTCGGCATCGAGGTTGATCTTCAGTTCGTCCCGGGCCTCTTCGCCCGTGGCGGTAACGATGGCTTCATCCATCTTCTGCTCCTGTGGGCCAGTTGCCCGTTCAAGCTTGAATCCCGCGCCCGGATCGGCGCCGATGGGTACGAGCGATACTTCCTCGGGTTCCCAATCGGTCACCAGAACCTGGCGCATCGCCACTCCCTGCGGCGTCACATCCTCGACCGCGTGAATCGCCACACCCATCGAGGCGTTGCGCAGGATGCCGTCCTGAACGTCCTGCCAGACCGGATCGACGTCGGCGCGCTTCGAGAACCGCACGGTAGCCTTACCCTGGCCGTTCTCAACCCACGCGCGGGCGATCACGCCGATGACATCGTCGACGGTGAAGTCGCGATGAGAATTCAATAGCGGCGCCGAACCGCTCGCGAGGCGTCCCATGCGCACGGCGCCTGGCTCCATCGAGAAGCGCATCTCGAACGGGCCGCGCGCGTCGTAGCGGCGAACGGATGCGCCCGTGTACCAGGTCAGTGTCGCCGTGCGTTCGTCGCGGTCGGCTGGAGCCAGCGCCTCAAACTGGGCTTCCAGCCGTTCTCTCGTTGGGGTCATGTTGAGGTTCCTCGTCAGCAAGCAGTTGTGAAATCCCGCGCAACTCACGCTTCAGTTCAGCGACCGGCAGTTTTTGTTGCGCGCCGCTTTGCGTCACGCGGCGCGGATCGCAATCGAGCACGATGCCGCGCTCATCGAGCATCCGGTTGATCTGGGCGATCTGTTCGAGCTGCGCGTCGGGGTCGTAACCCTGTTCAGCGATCGCTTGCCGAAGCGTGAGCGTTCCGGTGCGCAGCCGGTTGAGCGTCGCGACCGAGTCCTTGTACGGATCGACGCTGCCGAAGCCGGGCGGTGTCCACTCGGCGCGGAACGGCCCGGGCTCGGGGATCGCGCCGGCGGCATAGGCCACCGCGAGAAACCGCTCCCAGACTGGCGTGCAAAGCATTGGAATGAAGGTCAGCCAGCGAAAACCCTCGATGCCGTTGCGGAAGCTCAGGAGCCCTGCACGGTAGCTCGAGTAGTTCACGCGCGAGAGGTCGCCGGTCAACTGCTCGTAGGTGAGCTGCAAGCCCGTGGCAATTTGAGCCTGCTTGGCGGCGACGTAGTCGCGATAGCCAGCGGAGGCCGACGGAGAAGCGAAGGTGATCTCCTCGCCCGGCTTCAGGTACTCGATCATGCCCGGCTCGAAGCTTTCGACGCGCTTACCAGTGGCCGGGTCCGGCGCTGCCGGCGCAATAGGCGGACCATCCGGGCCCTGCGGCTGCGTGACAAACGCCGCGAAGCAGGCCTCGATCTTCTTGCGGACCAATTCGGCTTCTTCGTACTCATCGAGATCGCGCAGCGTGACCACGACCGGCGCAAGCCACGGCACGCCGCGCACCTGGCCGGGACGGTCCTTTCGGTAGATGTGCAGGACCTCGCTGGCAGGGACGCGCACGGACTGTAGCGACGCCCCACCGCGCACGCCCGTCTGCACCACATCGCCTGGATGCTGACCGTAGAGCCAGTAGAAGACGCGCCGGCCCACCAGATCGAACTCGACACCCTGGATGATGTAGCCCGTCTCGGTCTTCTGCGTCTTCGTGTGGTCGAGGTAGTCCGGCTCGAGCACCTGAAGCTGTAGCGGAACCGTGAGTCCATCGCTTTCGCGGCGCTGGCGGAAGCGCACAAGGCACTCTCCGCTCTCAAACACCGTCCGCGCGATCAGCGCCTGGAGACCGAAGAAATCCAGTTGCCCGTCGGCGTCACACTCTTCGATCCAGTCGGCCCAAGCCACGTTGATGAGCCGGTCCAGATCCGGCTCTCCGCTCCGCGCCTGCGCCGTAATGCCTGTCCCGATGGCGTTGCCCACGATCTCGGCCACGGCGCGCGCCGCGTAGGCGTTGTTGCGGATCAGGTCGCGCGAGCGCTCGCGCAGCTTCGACAGCGCCACCGAGATCTCGGCGTTGGCCGAATTGCCTGTCGTGACCCAGCCGCCTGTGCGGCGGTCCGTCCGCGCACCTTCGTAGGCCAGCCGGATGAATTCTCCCGCGCGGCGGGCGCGCATCCGGCGCAGACCCGTCTCGGGCGACACCCAGGCGATCGCTTTATCAAGCCAATTCATCCTTTTGAGGTCTGAGCGAAAGAGAAACGGTCCGTCGCCGTGCCGGATTCCGAGGCCAGGGCTTCCTGGATCACGGCATACGCCTGGAGCAGTTCATCCATCGAGCGGTAGGTCACCGTGCGATCGCCGAAGCGGACGGTCAGTTCGCCGCTGGCGATGGCTGCTTCAACGGCGTCGAGCTGTTGCTGCGTCCAGGCCATCTACCCGCGCCTCCGCTTGAAGTAAAACGTCGCCCGCGATCCGAACTCGCGCACGACGGCCACCAGTTCCCACCCTTGCGCGCCGTGTTCGTCGAGAATGTCCGGCGATTCCGCGTCGCCGGTGACCACCAGGTACTCCCAGGCGCCGGGCGTACCCTGTGCGCTCGGCTGACTTCTCACCTTCATCGCGTGAGCCACTTCCTTCCTCGCTCGCCCAGCCAGCGTTCACGATCCCGGTCATCCTCGGGCACGGGACGGGGCCGGTTCGCGGCCAGGATCCGGTCGGCTTCGTTGTCGAGCGAGAGGCCCATCGACACGAGGGCGCGCAACGCCGCGTAGGCATAGACGCGCGCGTCGAGCGCCTCCTGCCGGACGCCCGGTTTCGGCCGCCACTCGCGCTTGGGCTGGCCCTTTGCATACGTGGTCACCAGGACCTCGCCCAAGAGCTGCTCGAAGTAGCCTTCTTCGCGGTCGGCTGGAAAGTGCGAGTAACCCGGCGTGCCCGGAGTCGGGTTCTTGAGCCGCCCGTAGATCGTTTCCTTCGCCGTATCGGTGCCGACGATCCACGGCTTCTCGCCGCGGATGTTCTTCGCCGTCGGCTTGCGCTGCCAGACAGGCAGCGGGCCACCCTTGCCCTTCACGGCGAAGATGCGCCGGTGATACCGGGTCCGGCAGAATTCATACACCGCTTGGGACTCGTAGCCCGCGTCGATCGCGCATGCCGCAACTGGCAGCGAGATCCCCGTTTCGTGCGGCCAGCGGCGCTCGAGGTACGTATCGAGTTCCTGCCAGACCAGTGCGCCCGACGGATCACCCGGCAACACGCGGTACTCGATCGACCACGATTCCTCGCCTCGCCCCCAACCCACGAGTTCCAGCTCGAGCCGGTCCTTCTGCACGTCGACGCCCGCAGTCAGCACGACCGCGCCGTACGGCACTGCCGCCCGGTAGTGCTCGCGCCGCGCCATGACCGTCGCCTGGTCGACCGCGGTTTCCGCGGCATCGTCCCAAGGCTCGGCGAGCACCGTGTTCACAAACTCGCGCAGTGTCTCGATCGACTTCTTGTCGGCCAAGAACTTTTTCGCCAGCGCGCCCCACTTTCGCCACGGCGAATAGAGACCGTTGATCCAGAATCCGGCGATGTCGGCCACCTCGGGCCGCGCGGCGCGCCACTCGCCGGCCTTGAGCATCTGGTGCTTCTGCCAGTCGGCGATCAGCTTCGAGCAGTGCTCGCAGCGGTAGGCCGCCTTCTCCGGCGCATCCTTCGGCCAGACGAGGTTGCCCCACGCGAGCACCTGGTAGGCCCCGCAGTGCGGGCACGGCACCCAGAAGCTCTGCTGGTTCGAGTTGAGCCAGGCTTGCTCGATGCGCGAGGCGCCTTTCGTCGTCGGCGTCGAACAGAGCACGATCTTCCGGTTCCAGAAGTTCGCCGTGCGCGTGATGGCCAGGTTCACGGGATCGCCTTCGCTGCCCGCGCTCGCCGGATAGCGGTCCACCTCATCGAGAAGGCAGTAGCGGATCGAGCGCATCGCGAGGCCCGCCGGCGAGTTCGCCGCCGCGAGCGTAATCGAGCCGCCCAAAAACTTCTTGTGCAGGATCGTGTTGTTCGAATCCCGCGAGCGTGCATCGGCCACCTTGCCGCGCAGGCACGGCGTGTCTCGCAGCATCGGGGCCAAACGGTCCTTCGAGAATGCTTCGGCATCCACCTCGCGCGGTTCCACCAGAAGCACCGGCCCCGGATCGAGCTCGATGATGTAGCCGAGGAAGTTCTCGAGCAGTGAACTGTTGTGCGTGGGGATCATCCCCTTGCCAGCCAAGAACAGCCGTGATGGCGAATCCACGGCAACGCAACGGACTGGCATCGAATCGACTGATTCAATTGCGATGATGCTCCTGCGCCGACTCTCAGAGGGCCGGGACTCGCGTGAATCAGCCGTGCGCAGCCTGTTCAGCTTTCGTTCCAGCCGAAATGGGCGGTCCTCGCGGTACGCGGTGAAAGTAATTCGGAACTTCGGTCCACAGTCTTTACCGCGGAGGGTGGCGCGCGCCTCTCTGAAACTCGGCTTGAAGCCAAGCGACACCGCGAGTTCGTAAAACTCCTTCGCGAGCCGCTCGTTGGTGTTCGTAAACTCCACCGCCGAGCCTGACGAGGAAGCATACCCATCTGTGTCGAGAAGTCCCTGGAGGAGTGCCCGGCGCTGGCTCTCCGACGCCCGCAGATACGCAGATGGAATGTGCTTGTTGCCCAGCACACCCAGCCTTCGCAATTGGGCGGTCATCGTGTCGGACGCCTCCACAGTGTTCGTTCGCCCTGCAACGCGGGGAAATAGCCGCCCTTGGCCAAGGCGCTCTTGCCGGCGCCGCTTTGTGGCGAGGGCATGCATGACCTTGCATGGCCGACAGTAGCCGGGCCCCAGATTGTTGCCTTTCAGCCGATGGCCGCGCGGACATTCGCTACGCAGCGCGATTCGCCTTGGCCGGCCAATCTGTACGCTGGCGACGCCGGAGGATGTTGTCCGGATGACCCGCGCCTCTGTCCCTGTTGCCGCCAGGAGTTGGTCCATCCCGTCGCTGAGCAGTCCAGTAATTTGGGCGTGGTGGGAGTTTCCATCGCCGAGCCACACACCGAGTACATAAGGATCGATGGGGAGAACAACATCGGACAGGTTGAGCGGCCCTGCACAGGATATGCGGTAGCGGAACGTCTCGGCTCTATCCCGCTTGAGTGAGACCTCGCGCGACATCTCCTCGGTGGTTACTACACGGAACTGCCTTTGCCGCCGATCATGTGCCCACCATCGATGCTCTGCATCGGTTGTGATTTCGCTTCCGTCATCGAAGCGCACACGATAGCAGGGCAGCCCGTGTTTAACTTCGCTGGTGGCGAGGACGCGGCAGACGTTGCCACCCTCATCAAACAACCGGTCGCCAGGTTCGACATCTGAGATTGTCTTCCAACCATCTGGTGTCGGAAGAGGGGTATCGAGCGCCAGGCACTTCCCGCTCTGAGCAGCCCACATCATCACGACCGTTTCGTAGGGGCTTGCTGGGCCCATGGCGTCCATGACCGCCCGCTGATACGGCGCGCGGTCGGTGCGCCACTCGCCCTTTTCCGAAGCCGACTCCGACGAAAGACGCCGGTTCTCATCGGCCCATTGCGACACCGTCAGGTCTGGCGGCGGCAACAGCACATCGGCCGCCAGGATCTGGATTTCGTCAACGCGCATGTTGGACGGCGCGGTGGGTATCGTTGAGCAGGACGCGCGCCTCGCGCATCAGCACGTCCCACACCTGGCGTTCATCGGTAAGGGGCGCGACCTCCGGCGCAACGCGGTTCGGCCAGGCCATCACGGTTTCCTTGATCACCACAAGAATCGCCTCGATCCGTTGGCGAAACAGATCGGTCTCCATCAGCTTGCCCATCCGCTGGTCGTACTCCATCTTGCGCAGCCGGGCCTTGAAGACCATGTCGGCGGTCTTGGCCTGCGCAAACGTCGTCCCTGTGGGAGCGGTCTCAATCGGAGCGGCTGCCACGCGTTCCGAGATCGGCTCGGGCCGATCGTCGAGCACAGCGTCCGAGGCCGGCGCGTCCACCTTGCCGGCCCGCATCACGAGCACGCCAGCTTTGGCGAGGCGGCTGATGTACTGGCGGCTCTTGCCACGGTGCCGCGCGTACTCGGCCTGGGTCATCAATCGGTCCGACATCTCCGGCCCTATATGTTTGAAACGTCGCGAGATTCAGTTGTTCGATTCTGCTGGATTGTCCGGCGCCCCCGAGCGATGAATGGAGTCGCAATGAGGAACACCAAAGCGCAATCGACCACGCAACGAACCGCCGCTCACCAGTACGCCGCGCGGTACGCCGAAGCCCAGGATCTGCTCAAGCGCATCGCTGCGCGCCTGGCGGAGCACCAGAAGCAGCAGGCCGCCGCGCCCGCCGATTGGGGCTACGCGGGCGACCTCGGCCGCATCACCGAACAACTCGCCTACGTGCTGGCCGACCTGGGCGACCGCGGCGCGGTCGACGCCAAAGGCCTCGAGTACTGAAGCACCAGGAGACGAACCATGACCGCGACACCCTATATCGAATGCTCGCTCTGCGATGAGGCCAAGCCGATCCACCGCGAGCTCGTGTTGACCAACCGCGAGGGGCTGCTCCTCGACCAGGTCCGTTTCTGCCGCGACTGCTGGAACGACATCCGGCAGTCGGTCGAGGACGCCAGCGGCCTCATTGACCGCCGCCAGGAGGACTGACGCCATGGCCATGACGCGCGAAGAACTGATCGCCTGGGCCACGCGGAACGGCTGGAAGCTCGACCGCTGGGGCCACCTCAAGAAGGAGTTCCCCAACGGCACGCACCGCTTGAAACTCAGCCGCATTGCCGCACGACACGAGCTCTCGACCCCATTCGGATGGGCGAGAGTCTCGAGCGGCTACTACAAGAACTTGCACCTCACCGCCGACGATCAACTCGCCGGCATGACCCGATAGAAAGGACACCCAACATGACGACGTTTGCCATCGACAACGACAACACGATCACCGCCTACCTGGCTGGTGACGCTGTCCCCGAAGACCACGCGCGATTCTCGAGCGAGAAGGAACTCGCCAAGCTCGCCGCCGACTGGCCCGCCGACCGTCTGGTCGAGATCTGGAACAGCTTCGCCGGCGTACCGCCCTTCGGCGACCTGAAGCCGGTGAAGAAGTTCACCGACCGCAAGACCGCCGTCGCGCGGATCTGGAAGGCGGTCCAGGCCCTGACGCCCACCGCCGCTCCCCAGGCGGCGGCTGTCGCGCCGAGGAAGACCAAGGCGGCCATGGAGGCCACGCTCGGCGACTCGACGAAATCCGCGCGCGAAGGCAGCAAGAAGGCCATCGTCCTCGAACTCCTGCGCCGCCCCGAAGGCGCCACATTGCAGGAGATCATGTCCGTAACCGGCTGGATGGCGCATTCGGTGCGCGGCTTCATCTCCGGCGCGCTCAGCAAGAAGATGGGCCTCACGGTCGAATCTCTCAAGACCGCTGAGGGCGCCCGGGCGTACCGCATCAAACCTCAATAACATCAGCGCCGCACCCTCCGCCGCCAGCCTCAGTCGCTGGCGGCTTCTCTCTTCTGCCGTACGATCCCCTCGATCCTCTCCTCCAGCAGCGCATTGTGCAACTCGCATTCTGCCCGCCGGATGTACAGACCGTTCAGGCGCAAAATGATCCGGCTCTCGAGTTCGGCCAGTTCCTTCCGCACCTCGGCCAGCAGCGCCCGGTTCTGGAGACTGACGTAGGTAGCGATGAGCCCCGAGGCCAATCCCACTGCCGGGATCAGGATCTGAAGAATTTGCTTTTCCATGGAGGCTCTCCAAGATTCGAAGCTCGGCGGACCAGTCCCTCAACGCCAGGAGGAGGCCTTCGATGTCCGGGTGACCCGCGCGAAGAAGCGCCTCGACGGAGTCGATCTCACGACGGCACCGCGCGATCTCGCCGCCCAGATCATCTGCGTGTTTCATTTCAGGCGATCTCAAATAGTCGCGCCTGATCATGAACGACTGGCAAACGGACAGGTGCGGGACTCAGTGTTGGCCGCTTTCCGGTAATGGCCGCGAGTGCGCCTTCAATCGGAAACTGATCGATCGTGTGTGTGCGCTCCGCACGGGCGGAGATCCGGTGTCCCGGCGGGCGCAGATGAACCGTTTGCAGCCCCTGGAACGGCAGATACGCAACGATGCGGATGTCCATCGCGACCAGCGCCACGATGTCGAATTCATCGTCTGCGTATCGCCGCCGGCCGCCCTTACCAGCCCTTCGCACGTTGTACAGATACCCCGTGCCGACAGCGCCTCGCTGCGGTATCTTCTTCGGCTCGCGGCTCGCCTTCACCTGAACGCGATACAGCGTTCTCTCGTGATCGATGACAACGTCGTAAGGGAGCCCCTGCTCCGTGAGGTAGGCCCGGTAGCCGGACAGAATCAGATCCGCGACTACCAGGTGTTCAGCAGCCTTGCCGATCTCAAGATCGGACAAGTGGTCCGTGTTCACGAAGCGCCGCCTTTTCTGGCTCTTGAAACTTGCTCCAATGTCTGCCCGTCCGCCTCCAGAGTCGGCTGTTTGCCGCAGAATTCGTGGTAGCGCCGGATGATCACATCACAGTAAAGCGGGTCAAGCTCAATCAGCCGCCCTTTCCGTCCCGTTTTCTCGCACGCAATCAGCGTCGAGCCTGACCCGGCGAAGGGGTCAAGCACCGTGTCCCGGCTCTTACTGCTGTTTCGAATGGCGCGCTCGATCAGTTCCACCGGCTTCATCGTCGGATGGAGGTCGTTCACGTGCGGCTTCTTGATGAACCACACGTCGCCCTGGTCGCGGGCGCCGCACCAGTGGTGGTCCGTCCCTTCCTTCCAGCCGTAGAGGATCGGCTCGTACTGCCGCTGGTAGTCGGATCGGCCCATGGTAAATGTGTTCTTGGCCCAGATGAGGAACGTCGACCAGTGGCCGCCTGCCTCGGTGAACGCCTTGTACAGCGTGTGCAACTCCGAGGACGACATGCAGATGTAGACAGCGCCCTTCGTCACTGCCAGGATGTTCGCGCAGGCGTCGCGCAGGAAGGGTTCGAACCCGGGTCCCAGGTTATCGTTGGCGATCCGGCGATGCTTTTTTCGGAGCTTGTCCTTCATCGTCTGGCCGTAGTTGACGTTGTAGGGCAAGTCCGACCAAGTCATGTCAGCCAGGCTGTCCGCCAGTACCTTCTCCACAGCATCTATCTGCGTCGCGTCGCCGCACAGCAGGCGATGATCGCCAAGCAGCCACACATCGCCCGGCAGGGTCACTGCCGTCTCCTGTGCCACCGGGACGGCGTCCTCGTCGGTCAGTCCCGCGGACTCGCCCTCCGGCTCCGCAAGCAGCGCCTCGATCTCCGCGTCTTCAAAGCCCAGCAGGTCGAGGTTGAACTCGTCCTCGCGAAGCGCCTCCAGTTCGACGCGCAGCATTTCCTCATCCCACCCCGCGTTCTGGGCAAGCCGGTTGTCGGCAATCACCAGCGCGCGGCGCTGCGCCTCAGTCAAGTGATCGAGCACGATCACCGGCGCCTCAGCCATGCCAAGCTTGCGCGCCGCCATCACGCGCGCATGGCCCGCGATGATCACGCCGTCGGCTCCGACAAGGACCGGATTTACGAACCCGAACTCAGCGATCGACGCTGCGATCTGCGCGACCTGCTCCTCGGTGTGGGTGCGGGGATTCCTTGCGTATGGAATCAGCCGTTCGAGGGGCCAGCGCTCGATGTGGAGGTCGGGCTTCACTTCTTGATGTAGGGCGCTTGCGCTGGAGTGCCGTCGGGATTGGCAAAGTGGGCGAGCACGGCTGCCACGCCCTGCACGACAGACAGCCCGACCATGGCCCAGAACTTGCCGCGCTCCGGTAGCAGGTCGATCGAGGCATTCAACCCCTGCGCCACGAGTGCGAGCATCTGAATGGCAACGTTGACCGAGAACTTCATCTTCGTTAGCTCCTGGAATTGGTGGATGAGCGGCCGCAGCCGCCACCAGATCCGCAGTTCGCGAATCATCGGATTACTGCGCCCAGTACGGAATGGGAACCCAGTAGGCCACGATCAGGCCCTCGCCGGCGACGTTCGCGTCGATCCAGTAATCGGCGGGCCGGAGGCCGTTGGGCGATTCAAGAACCAGGTCGTCCGCAACGCCGCCACCCACGCCCGTGGGCCAGAACTCTTTGATCACTCCCGCGCCGGTCGCCTTGTTCATCCCCGCCACGCCGAGAAACACCCGGCCCGTCTCGCCGATCAGCGTGGCGAACCGCAGGCGGACCGCGCGCAAGGTCTCATCTGCAGTCAGCCGCACCGGTGTGCCCGGCGCGACCACGGCGATCTTGCCGAACGACCGTGCTTCCAGTGCAAAGCGGTCAGCCACGAAAGTTCACCTGTGTGTGAAAAAGAGGGCGGCCCTGCGGAGGGGTGCGGGACCGCCCGTTCATGCGCCTGGAGGAGAAAGACTACTTGCGGCTCGCCAGCGCGTCTGCCACTGCGGCGGCGACCACAGCCCCGATCGCTTTCAGCGAGACGTCGTCGATCGAGACCGCCCGCGCGGTCAGCGTGTCGCCCGCGCCTTGCTGCACGGGATTCCATTGGCCGTCGATGGCGATGTCGCCGTGACGCACGGCCTGCTTGGACACGAGGTTCGCCGTCTCGACGGCGTTCTGGAGCGCCTGCGAGGCGATCTGGTTCAACCGCGTCTGCTCGGTGAGAGCCTGGCGCGCGGCCTGGATGTCCAGGTCCTGATAGACGTCGTAGGTCCGCTTGATGTTGGCGAACGTCACGCGCTGGTTCTCGCTGTGCGCGGCTCCGGCGGTGGCGCTCGTGTTCTTGAACGATTCGTCCGTCCCGGTCTCGAACTCGCGTTCGGCCTGGTTCGGCGTGGCAACTTCAGGCATGGTGATTCACTCCTTCACGTGTTGGATTGAAATGGTTCGCCCGTCACCGCATGGACGGGCGTGAGTTTCAAGGTCTCCTGCAATCGGCGCAGGATGACGTCGCAATAGGCCGGGCTGATCTCGACGCCGAAGCCCGCACGCTCGAGCAGTCCGGCGGCGACCAGCGTCGTACCGCTGCCCGCGAACGGATCGAAGACCACGTCACCCGGATCCGAGAACGCTTTGATGAAGAACTCCGGGATGGCACGCGGAAACGGCGCCGAGTGGTTCCCCTGCGAAGACTCGGTCTTGGCTTCGATCACGTTCGACGGTCGCGCCAGCCCGCCGTGCCGGCCTTCGAGGTCGTTGGCGTTGCGCCGTGTGGTCTGCCAGGCGGCGTGGTTCTTTCCTTTGTCGGCCGCCGCGCCGCGCGGCCCTGTGCCCAAGAGCCCGCTGCCAGAAGTCGATTTCGGATTGTCGGGCGAGTAGTCGAAACAGTCGTCGGACCAGTGGCCCACCTCGCGCGGCCGGAACTTGATCTTGCGCTCGCGCGAGAAGTGGTAGATCGGCTCCCAGGCATTCTTGAAGCGGTTGTTCCACCCGCCTGGCACACCGTCATCGGTCTTGCGCCAGCAGAATTCATCGACAAACCGCCAACCCCATTGCCGCTTGTGGGCCAGCACCAGGTCCATCACATACGTGTGCCGCTCGCCCTCGTCGGCGTGGGCTTTGATGTTGAGGAAGTAGGAACCGTCAGGCGCCAGCACCGATTCAATCGCTGCGGCGACATCCTTGAACCACGCGACGTACTTCTCCGGCAGCACCGGGGCGAAGCCGCTCGACGGATCGTACTGCCGCTGCGTGGCGTAAGGCGGCGACGTGATCACCACATTCGCCTTCTGGCCCTCGAACAAGCGCACGATGATGCCGGGATCCCGGCAGTCTCCACAGATGAGCCGGTGCGGCCCGATCAGCCACAGGTCGCCGGGTTTCGTTACCGCCTCCGCAGGCAACTCCGGAATCGCGTCGTTGACCTGTTCGGCCTCCGGCTCCGCGTCCCGTTCGAGCGACGCCAGGAAGTCGTCGATCTCTTTCTGATCGAATCCGGTCAGCGTCGCGTCGAACCCGGCGTCAGCGAGTTCCTTCAACTCAAGCGCCAGCAGCTCGTGATCCCAACCGGCCAACTCCGACAGGCGGTTGTCGGCGAGGAGGTAGGCCCGCCGCTGGTTTTCGTCCAGATGATCGAGAACGATGACCGGCACTTGAGCGAGCCCCAGTTTCTTTGCCGCGAGTAGCCGCCCATGCCCGGCGATGATGCCATGGCGAGAGTCAACCAGAAGCGGATTGCAAAAGCCGAATTCGACGATCGAGGCTGCGATCTGGGCTACCTGCTCTTCGGAATGCGTCCGGGGATTCCGCTGATAGGGCACCAGCTTCTCGACCGGCCAGAGATCAATCCGCGCTGGCAGGACCGTTGTCAAAGCGCATCGACCTCCCGCATTCGACGCCCGATCCACCGCATCACCGGCACGGCCATCGAATTGCCGATCGCGCGATACCTCGGCCCGTCTGCAGCCGGCTTCCCACGAAACGGAACCAGCGTGTAGTCATCCGGGAAGCCCTGCAGCCGTTCACACTCGCGCGGGGTAAGACGCCGCACGGCGATCCGGTGCCGGATGAGGCTTCCACCGGCTTGGCTGCCCGGCGCGTCCGACCGCACTGTGCCAGCTGTCTCGTACTCCCGGACTCCCGTCTGGCCTTCCTGAATGCACACGGCGATCTGCCCTCCGGCGTTGGCGTGGCTGCGATCGTGTGGCATCGCGCACAGAGTCGGAGCGGCCGCGCCTGCGTCGGCTCCGTGATCCTTCGCGGAAAAGGCCATGGGGATGAAGGTCTCCGAAGGATCGGAGCCAAACCCGCCGCCGCCATGATTGGCCTTGAGCGTGCCGGCGACCAGTGGCGTTCCGCGGCCAGTGCCGTCCTCGCTGGCGTCAAACCCGTTACCGCGCAGCGCGTGTGCCACGAAGGTTTCTGTTTCGAAGTCCATCCGGCCACTTCCGCCATGAGCGTTGCAGGCGGTGGCGACATCGATCGGGCCGTGCGTATTGTTGCCGCCGAAGACGAGAAGGCCAACTTGGTTCCGGATCGCGCTATCCTTGCATCGCGCGTCCAGTGTCGGCGCTAGCTCCGTGAACCGTCCTCCCGCAGGACCGACTTCAGCGCCATATACAGCACCGCCGGGAGTTGCTTGCCGCGCTTTGCGGCGCGCCGGAGTATCCCGGCACAGGCCTTCGCGCTCAAGAAGTACCGCCGCGGCACGCCGCCAGTCTCCAAGATGTCCGACAACGAAGACGCGGCGGCGCCGCTGGGGCACTCCGAAGAACTGAGCGTCCAGCACTCGCCAGGCGCAACCATACCCGAGTTGCGCCAGCGCCCCGAGGATGTTTCCAAAGTCCCGCCCGCCGTTCGACGACAGGACACCGGGAACGTTCTCCCAGACGATCCAGCGAGGCCGCAGTCTGCCAGCAAGCCGGCAAAACTCGATGGCCAGGTTGCCACGCGCGTCCTCCAGGCCGCCTCGTCTTCCGGCGACGGAGAACGACTGGCAGGGAGTTCCTCCGGCCAGAATGTCGATTGCGCCCGATGCTTTATCGATCCGGGTGAAGTCGCCACGGTTCTCGACATTGGGGTAGCGGTGCGCCAGCAGCGCCGCGCAGAACGGATCGATCTCAGCGAACCACGCAGGCCGGAATCCGAGCGGCGCCCAGGCGACCGTGGCCGCTTCGATGCCGGAACAGACGGAGGCGTAAGTCACGGGCGTGTCAAAACTGAGGAGCCCCAACGGCCGCTTCTGCGATGTCAACTGCGGCAGCCCGGCGGGGTGACGGCTTAACAGATTCCGTAGCAATGGGTTGCCGCAGACTTGTCAACGTGCGTCAACCTCGAAAAACCCGCTGGCGCTAGCCGCAGCGTGCAATCGGCCCACCCGCGAAAAATCAACGACTTCCGAGGACCCGGCGCTCGATCGCCTCTTCGGAATTTCCGAAGATGGCTCAGGTGTCCGCCGGGCAATCCACAGGAATCACCGCGCCCCGTGCGCCCCTCAACATCCCCTCGCCACCTGAGCCGCTTGCGCCGCGAGCTTCGGTAGCCGCGGCAACTTAACCTTGAAGAATGCGCCGCGCATCCGCGCCACGTAGCGCGCGCCGACTTGCTTCTTCCGCTGCTTCATCTCGCCACCAGGCAGTCGGCCACAACCTGGAGGAAAATGCCCCGAGCCGAAAATGGCACTCCGTCCTCGTCCTTCCCGTCCAACCGCCGCAGCTTCCAGCAGCGGCCATGTTCCAGGTTCTCGATGAAGCTGTAGTGAGTCCCCACCCTGGCACGGGCCTCGACCGGACTGCTGCCGTCCTCCCGCCGCAGCCAAATCGCCTTCAGATGCCCTTTGCGGCCATACGACGGCTTCACGAAGCCACCCTCGATCAGCCGCTTGGCTGCATCCAGCGCACGGAAACCGAGCGATCTGCCATCGGGGGCATACAGCGGGATCTGTTGGTTCTTGGAAGACACGTGGAGTGTGAGAGGCGTAAGGGAAGGAGTTTCGCGAGAGTCCCGTCTCTCGTTATTCGCTTACTATGTACGCCGTATCACCCCCGAGTGTCCGGCCGAGAAGCTGATTTTTTTCGAGCACCGCCCCTACCTCGGCAACGCTGTGAACCACGGCCACAACCGCGCCGGCACGCCGCCACTCCTCGAGCCGCTTCAACTGCAACGGCGTCGGCCTTTCGCCCGGGCGCTTCACCTCGAGTTGCACGCTGCAGCCGCGGATGCAGGCGTCGATGTCGGGATCGCCGGCCACGCCCATGCCGCCGCCCCAACGCTTGCGCGCCAGGCAACCAGGGAGACTGTTCAGGTACGCAAGGATCGCCTTCACGATGGCACGCTCCGTGGTCACGCCCGCCGCCTCCGAGGCATCGACTGTTCCGCGGCTTCCGCCGCCGCCTTCCTCAGCCGCTCGCGCCGATACTCTTCGCAGATCCGGGCCACCTGCCGCCGCCGCCACTCTTCGGGACTGATCCACTCGCAACCCTCGTCGTTGATCACGAGCGGCATCGAGTCCATGCGAAGGACACGTGCCGCCCATCGGAGTTCGTCCATGTCGGTGCGCGGCGGATATGCCAGGGCCAGATGGCCCAGCGGCAGGCGAATGATCCGGATGCCGGCGCGGTTCATGAAGTCCTGCGCCCGGCGCACGTCGATCAACTCCTGCTTGTGCTCGCGCACAAGTTGCTTGATCTCCTCCGGCGCTCCCTTGTCGATGCGCAGATTGCCCTCGCCATCGAGCCAAACAGAGACTCCGGCCTCCATGAGGCGGTCCAGCACTGCCTCAACGTCCATGCCGGTTCTCCTACGAGGCAGCGTCCAGGCGGCGCAATTCGATCCCCAGGTAGCGCACGCCAGTTTTTGTGCGGCGCTTCGTTACGCCCATGTCGGCCAGCACCATTGCGAATCGTTTCTGGGTCAAGGCGGCCGTCCCCACCTGCTCGGCCCATTTTCGGAATTCGTGATAGAGGCTGATGGCGCTCGTTTCCACCGAGGCGTCCCGCGCGCACCTCTGGCTCAGGAATCGCGACACGCTCTCATGTGCGGCGTTCTCCTCCCCAAGCCTCGGCGGCGGGTTTGAGACCAAGGCTGTCACCAGTTGGCTCAGTGCAGCGATCCCCTCGGCCACGCCGTCCAAGTTATGAGCTAACCGGACCAGCAAGTCAGGATCAGAGATGGCAGATTTCCTCATGCAGTTTCTCCTCGTGGGGATTGGAATGAATCGGGCGGGCGAGTGACCAGCCGACGAAGCAGAAGTGAAGAGTGAAGGGCGTGAAGGTTTTTCCCTATAACCTCTATATAGCTTTTAGAAAGGAGGTCTCTTTTCGCGTATAGCGGATAATAGAGTTTACCCTTCACGTACCCTTCACTGATGAAAGACGCGTTGAAAACAAAAGACTTGCATAAGCGAAAAGTGAAGGTTTGTCTGAGCCTCATACCACTTCTCCTTCGTCCTCCTGGGCCAGAGCGGCCTGCTGAGGCGCCCGCTGGCTCCTTGGCGCGTCGTAATGGTCCTCAGTCCGCACCCCCACGCCTGAGTACAGGAAGCCCCGGTTGGTCTTGGTCTTTCCGAATCCCCGTTCGCTCATGAACGAGGCGAACATCTTGTGGCTGACCGGCGACTCGCCATACTGCTCGGCCCAGGACTTGTACTCGCGGTACAGGGCCAGCGACAGCACGCGTGCATTGGGCGCCCGAACGCACTTCTCTTCGAGGAACATCGCGAAGGTGTCCTGCTCGGCCTCGTACTCGCGCGTGGCCGCCACCACCTCCTCAGGCACCCCGAGACCGTTGCGCTGCCATTCCAGGCACCCCTCCAGCGCCCAGTTCAAGATCCCCGAGAACTCCCGCCGGAACATCGCCATCACCTCGTGGCGCGGCTTCTGGCGCTCCTTGGGGATCGTCACGTGGAAGGGGATCAGCTTCAGCCGATTCCACAGCGCGCGGTCGCCGCGCACCTGCGGCTTGTGGTTGGTGGCCAGCCACGGCTTGAACTCCGGGTAGAACTCGAAGAACTCGCCCCGCATGAACCGCGCCGAGAGCTTGTCGCCGCCGGTCATCTCCTTGATCAGCGACTCCGACAGCCTCGATCCGCGCTCGTTTTCGGAAGCCCAGACGAAGCGCGCGCCTTTGAGCTTGGCGACGTCGTTCGGGATCGCTCCGTCCTTCTTGCGCAGGAAGGTTTCGGTGGGCGTGCGCACGGCGTAGTCGCCGAGCAGCAGTTGGATGACGTCGACCATGGTCGACTTGCCGTTGTCGCCACTCGCGCCGTAGAGGATGAACATGGCTTTGTCCGACGTGATCCCGGTGAGGCAGCAGCCGAAGGCGCGCTGGAGAAACGAGACCAGCCGCTGATTGCCGCCCATGACCATGTCGAGGAACTCGAGCCAGTTGGGGCAGGAGGCCGTGGGGTCGTAGCGAACCGGCGCCAGCTTGGTGATGCGGTCCCGCTGGTCGTGCGGGCGCAACGTGCCGGTGCGCAGATCGAGCGTGCCGTTCTCGACAGTCAGCAGCCACGGGTCACGGTCCAGGTCGCCAGGCCGGACGGCGAAGGCCGGGTCGGCTTTGGCGAGGTTGATCAGAGCCGTTTGCGCGCGGAAGGACTCGGACCGCGCCAGGTGTTTGAGGAAGGCCTGCCGTTCTTCGTCGTCGCGGATTCGCTTGGCGAGCGGGTACAGGCTCCGGATCAGGAGTCCGGCCAGACGGTAGACCTCGAGCGTTTCGTCGTCACGCCAGCGCATACTGTCCCAGTCGAACCAGCGAGTCCACTTCTCGCAGTACAGGAGCCGGCCGCGGTAGCGAGCGGCAAAGCGTTTGGCGTTGCCGAGGTCCGTGAAGTGCTCAATCTGGGAGGCGGCGGCCGTGACCGCCGGGGGCGGCGGGTCGGATTCGTCTCCGGCTTCTGGTTCTGCGTCCTCGGGCGGCCCGGACTCGCCGGCTTCGCCGCCCACATCCAGTCTTCCGATGGCGATGGGCGAGTTCACGTTGCCCCGGAACAGGCACGCATCGCAGAACCGCGCGCCGCCGAGATCGGATTCGACGTAGGCGCAGATGACGGGCGCCACTTGCTCGCCGGACGCCTGCTTCAACTTGCGCTGTGTCTCGCGCCGCGAATACTTCGGGTGCGCCTCGCTCAGCTCGTGAGCCCAGCGTTCGGCATCCTCGCAGCGGGCGATGACCGTCAGCATCCGGTACCACTCGGGCTCGGGCAGCGTCGCCGCGTCGTCTCGGCAGTGGCGCATCCAGGCGCACCCTTCGAGAATGGGCGGCAGTTTGGCCGGCGGCAGGTCCGGCGGAGGTTGGCTGGGCGCGGGCTCGCCCGGATCATCGAGCCCGCAGAGGATCTCGCCGATGTCGCCCACGCAGTAGGCCCGGTCGAAGTACTCGGCGGTCACTGGGCGCACGTCGTCGGGGAGCTTGCGGTTGAAGGTTCCTGGTACACGGAGGACGCGGCAGAGATCGGCGGTCGGGTCGATGGTCCACCCGCGTGCGCGGGCCTGCAATCGAAGCATCTGCTGGAAGCGCCGCGACAGCGATTTCAGATCCTGCCGTTCGGCCTCCGTCTCGATGACGAACGGCTCCCGGAAGAGCCAGTACACCTGGAGTCCGAAGCCGCTGCGCACGATCACCGACGGAGGGAGTCCGACGGCATCTACTAGAGACAGCGCTTCTTCTTCACTCCCTGGGAGGTCCTTCGCTTTGTGCGCCACGCCGCAGATGTCGATGTCGGCCCACACGCCGGGTACCGATAGGACACCAGCTTCCTTTCCACGGCTCCCGTTCTCGGGCGCCTGGCCCTGCAATCCGACCGCTGCGTAGACGTCCTGCCGCGAGGCTCGATCCGCGCAATAGGCGACGGCGGCATCGAGGGCGCCCTCTTGCGCGAGAGGAAACGCCCGCGATGCCTTGTCCTGGCGGGTCCAGACCACGAACCACCCTTGTGGCTCGGGACCGTGGACCCGCTCGATGAACTGCCGGATGGCCAGTTCGCCGACCTCCATGCTTCCTCCCCGCGCTGGCCGTGTCAGATGATTTCGCCTTCACCGTGCTGAACGTCCTTTGCCGTGGGGGCCGAGGGCGCCGATTCGAGGAACGGCTTGAGCATCGCGGCGTACTCTTTGATGCGCGCCGCCTGTTCCGGCGAGAGTCGGCCGCCGGAGGTGAACGTCGCCCGCGAGTAGACGATGCCCTGCGCGTTCTTCGTCTTCTCAAGGCCGATCTTGGTGATCAGGCTGTAGCAGGGCACAGCCTTCGACGCGAGGCGCATGAAATACTGCCGCGCCGGCTTCACTGAACTCGCGGGCAGGCTCACGATCTCGGGCAGCAGGTTCTCCTCGCGGACGAAGAACAACTGGCGCACGAGCTTGCAGGCCTGGCCCTCGCCCTTCGGGTCGCTGCCGAACTGCGCGAACGGGCACTTGTGACAGTCGCCGCCCGGCTTGCCCGAGCCCGTGCGGGCGTCGAGCGAGTAGCAATCCGGCGGCATGTTCCCATCCGACTGTTCAAGCGGCACGCTCCAGTAGGCGCGCGTGTCGCGCCAGGCCACGATGATGCCGGCCAGTTCCTTGACCATCTCCTCTCCATCGAGGGTTTGCAGCGTCCAGGCCGTGCCGCCGCCCGCCGGGATCTTGATGCGCTCGAAGTCCGTGGCGCTCATGCCGCTGTCTCCGAGGTTGGCCGCCACCGCGTCGCGGATCTCCGCAACCGGCGTCTGGAACACGACGAACGGACTGATCGCCGCTTCCTGGTTCTTCTTGATGACTTCCTTGCTTGC